TGCTTGGTAATTTATGCATGGTTAGTAGCACAAGATTATTTTAAAGAACTTACTGACCAAGATGTAAGAAAAAGATTATATGATGAGCAGAAAAATCAAATTGAACAGGATATGGCTCCATTTGGATTTATGTCAGATGGATTAGATGATACTAGTTTTGTAGATGCCGATGGAGACAGATGGCATACTGATGAATATGGGGATCGTTCATATATGTGGGATTATATGTAATGGATTTAGATGGACAAATACAATTAGGACATCTATTACTACAGGATCGTAAATGTAGGGTTTGCGGAGAACTTAAAAATTTAGTTGATGGATTCTACAGAACAAGAAAAGATAGGGGAGCAGTCGCCTCTTCATACTCATATGAATGTAAAGAGTGTTGTAAAACAAGAGTAAAAAAATCTTCAGTCATGTGGGAATATCCAGATTGGTAGTTCACGTCATGTTTCCCCCGCGAAAAGTCACTTTTTAATAAATATTTTCAGAACAAATGAGATTAAACGGAGAAACACAACATGGCGACTCCTCAATTATCTCCCGGTGTAAGAATTAGGGAGGTTGACTTAACAGTAGGAAGAGCTGATAATGTATTAGATAACATTGGAGCTATTGCTGGACCCTTTAGAATTGGTCCTATCGATGATCCAATTGAGGTTACTAATGAGACAGATCTTATTAGTGCATTTGGAAAACCTCTTTCAACAGACGCCCAATACGAGTATTGGATGAGTGCAGCGTCCTATCTTTCTTATGGCGGAGTCCTGAAAGTTGTTAGGACAGACGACGCAGATCTTAATAACGCAAACGCTGGTGTTGGTGTTGCTAGCACTTCTGTGTTGAAGATCAAGAGCTATGACGATTATCAGTCGAATTATAAGTCTGCGACTGATTTTTATTATGCTGCCAAAAACCCAGGATCCTGGGCAAACTCACTTAAGGTTTGTCAGATTGATGACCTTGGTGACCAAAGAATTGGTATTACCACCGACAACCTGAGAAATGCAGGTGCTGTCGTCGGACACGGTGTTACCGCTCAACTTTCTGCAGTTGTTCTTCCTGGTGCTGGAACGACAACTCCTTTCACTGGTTTCCTTAAAGGAATTATTACCGGAGTTAAGACTGATACAGCCAACTCAAATAGTACAATCGACGTTAAGATTGTTGCTAGAGTTTCTGGTGCATCAACGGACACTGGAACCGAAACCAGAATTGATTATAAAGAGAAGGCACTTGAGGCATCATTCGATACTTCAGACGCTCTGATGTTTGTCAACAATGCCGGTATCAATACTGGACTTGCTGCAACCGTATCAACTTACACTCCTGATAGTGTTAAAGATTGGTATAACGAGCAAACTCTTAATCTTGAGAACTCCACGATTTATTGGAGCACGATTGCACCAAAACCAGTAACCAATCAGTATACTCTGAACCGCAGTGGTGAGAACGATGCTCTCCACGTTGTAGTTGTTGATGATTATGGTGTTGTTACTGGCATCGAAGGTAATATCATTGAGAAGCACGTTGGACTGTCTAAAGCAGAAGATTCGATCTCTGCAGTAAATTCTCCACAAAAGAATTACTACAAAGATTATATTGCAGACTTCTCTCAGAATCTGTTCGCTGGACTCAATCCATCTGCAGCTGCAGATACTTTCCATACGACAATTGATGGCGAGACCGTTACTCCTAGAGCAACTGGATTCTCCACGTCATATACTCCATACACAACTGGAGAAGGTCTCTGGGGTAGAGCTGCTCAAAACAATGTCTTTGCTGCTCTTGGAAACGTTTCTTACTCCCTTGGTGGTGGTGAAGATTACAGTGCAGGAGTTCCTGCCAGAGGTTCAAACGGTGGTATGACCGCAACTCTTGGAAATCTTAAGACTTCCTACGAGTTATTCCAAAATAGAGATGAAATTGCCGTAGATTACTTGATCATGGGCCCTGGTCTTGCTTCAAGAGATCTTTCTCAAGCAAAAGCAAATCATCTGACTTCTATTGCAGGACAAAGAAAAGACTGCATGGCAGTGATTGGACCACATAGATCTGATCTGGTCAATGTAACAAACACTGAGACTCAAACTGAAAACTTACTAGCATATTATTCCTCGCTCAGTTCCTCCTCGTATGCAACGTTCGATTCTGGATACGCATATAAGTATGACAGATTTAATAATGAGTTCCGTTATATTCCAACCAACGCTGATGTTGCTGGATTGATGACTAGAACTTCGATTAACTCTTATCCATGGTTCTCACCTGCAGGTCAACAAAGAGGTGTCCTCAATAACGTTGTTAAACTTGCATACAACCCAACCAAGGCACAAAGAGATCGTCTCTATCCTTCAAGAATCAACTCTATTATCACAAAACCTGGTGTAGGCACCATGCTCTTCGGAGACAAGACTGCTCTCGGTTTTGCATCTGCGTTCGATAGAATCAATGTTCGCCGCTTGTTCCTCACTATTGAGCAAGCACTTGAAAGTGCTGCTGAAGCACAACTCTTTGAACTCAACGATGAGTTAACAAGAGCAAACTTCAGAAACATTGTTGAACCATTCTTGAGAGATGTTGAAGCAAAGAGAGGTATTTTCGGATTCCTTGTTATCTGTGACACAACAAATAACACTCCTGATGTTATTGATAATAATGAGTTTAGAGCAGACATCTTCCTGAAGCCTGCGAAATCAATCAACTTCGTAACCTTATCCTTCGTTGCTACACGCACAGGCGTGAGCTTTGAAGAGGTTGCAGGTAGAGTTTGATCCAGATTAATCTAAATAACACTAGGAGGATACAAAAATGGCAACATCTAGAGAAAACAAGTCAATTTCTCAATTTAAATCTGCACTCATTGGGGGCGGCGCACGCCCCAATCTATTTGAGGTAGAATTAACAACTCTCCCAGCAGGTATTGCTTGGGATGCAGAAAACTTTAGATTTATGTGTAAGGCAGCAAACCTGCCTGCCTCAAACATCGCTAATGTCGATGTTCCTTTCAGAGGTCGTATTTTTAAAGTTGCTGGAGATAGAACCATCGACACCTGGACCATTACCATCATCAATGATGAAGGTTTTGCTCTCAGAACAGCGATGGAAGAGTGGATGAATGAAATTGCTAAGTTGGAAAACAACTTAGGAGCAACTGACCCTGCTGCATACATGACCAATGCGACTGTATTCCAACTTGGCAGAGGTTCTGTTGCAAGCAGCAAAAATAATGCAGGCGATTCCAATGTAGTTCTTGCTGAGTATGAATTCATCGATATCTTCCCAACGGAAGTTTCTCAGATCGATCTTTCATATGATAGCAGTGACACTATTGAAGAGTTTACTGTTACCTTCCAGGTACAGTCATTCACGCTTTCAAAAGCTGGCGGTCCTAACGGTTGATAAATAACTAAAAGTTAACCGTTAATTATGTCCAAATTATTTGGGTTCTCGATAGAGGACAATGAACCACTATCAAAGACTGCGGTTTCCCCCGTCGCTCCTAACGATGAGGACGGGGTATCGCACTACATGAGTAGTGGTTTTTTTGGTACGCATCTGGATATTGAGGGTGTATATAAAACCGAAACTGATTTAATTAAAAGATATCGTGAAATGGCCCTTCATCCAGAAACGGATAGTGCTATTGAAGATATTGTTAATGAAGCTATTGTTTCCGATTCAAACGATAGTCCCATTGAGATTGATCTTGATAATTTAAATGCTAGTGATGGTATAAAAAATAATATTCGTAGTGAGTTTAAGCACATTTTAGATTTATTGGATTTTGATAAAAAGGCTCACGAGATCTATAGAAACTGGTACATTGATGGTCGTATTTACTACCATAAAGTAATCGACTTCAAAAAACCTGAAGAAGGTATTAAAGAACTTAGATATATTGATGCAATGAAGATGCGTCATATCAGAGTTCAAAAGAAAAGAGATCCAAATAAAGAGAGACCTAGTGTCTTTAGATTGGAAGAAGATCCAATGGCTTATCAGTTTCCAGAAATTGATGAGTATTACATGTATAATCCAAAACTTTCATATCCAACTTCCACCATTGCATCGCAAGGTTCTGAGCAGGGAATCAAGATTGCAAAGGATGCGATCACGTATTGTACATCAGGTCTCGTAGACCGTAACAAAGGAACGGTTCTTTCGTATCTTCATAAGGCCATTAAATCCATCAACCAACTTAGAATGATTGAGGATTCACTGGTCATCTATAGATTGTCCCGTGCTCCTGAACGTAGAATTTTCTACATTGACGTTGGTAATCTTCCAAAAGTCAAAGCAGAACAATATCTGCGTGATGTGATGATGCGTTATCGCAACAAACTTGTATACGATGCAAACACCGGAGAAATTCGTGATGACAAAAAGTACATGGCAATGCTCGAAGACTTCTGGCTTCCCAGGCGTGAGGGTGGAAGAGGAACTGAAATCTCCACTCTCCCTGGCGGACAAAACTTGGGTGAAATCACTGATATTGAGTATTTTAAAAAGAAACTCTACCGTTCGCTTAACGTCCCTCCATCGAGAATGGATGGAGAAGGTGGGTTTAACTTGGGGAGATCTTCTGAAATCCTGAGAGACGAACTCAAATTCACTAAGTTTGTGGGTCGTTTGAGAAAAAGATTCTCCAACATGTTTAATGACATGCTGAAGACTCAATTAATTCTAAAGAATGTAATTACTCCCGATGATTGGGAAACAATGAGTGAGCACATTCAGTATGATTTCCTCTATGACAATCACTTCTCCGAACTTAAGGAGTCTGAACTACTGAACGAAAGACTGGGTAGCCTTCAAACAGCAGAACCTTATATTGGAAAATACTTCTCACAAGATTATGTCCGTCGTAAGATCTTGCGTCAAACGGATGAAGAGATCCTTGAGCAAGACAGACTTATCAAAAAAGAAATTAAGGACGGCACAATTCCTGATCCTGCAACCATTGATCCTACAACTGGATTGCCTTTTGCACCGGAGTCTGAAGCAGGCAATGATTTGGGAAAGCCGCAAATGGAACCTGAGATTGATGGTTCCCCAACCGAAGCACCAGAATTACCAAAAGGAGGAGAAATCTAATTTTGACTGAAACTACTAGATTCATTGATAATTCATTTATTAGTGGTAATCTATAATGTATGATGAATACGAATTTGAAGA